AAAAAAAATATGCAGATTTGCTTGCATATATAAATTATGATACATATCTTTGTAACATCAAATTAAAACAATATGATAGATACATTTGGAGATAATCTATTAGAAGGTTTTGAATATGAGTCTCCTTCACATGAAGGAAATCAATTTAAAGACTTTCTATGTGTACTTGAAGGATTCAAGACTAAGTTTAAGAATCTTCATTGGTCAGCATATAGTAATTCAATCCATGTAAGGGTTGATGAACTTATTGATAAAATATCTGATTATCAAGATATTCTGGCAGAAGAAGTTCAAGGTATTCAAGGACAATTTGAACCAAACTTCCTTAAGGGAACTAACTTTGATTTCACTTGTCCTCATGAAGCAATTGATAATCTGATAAGTAGAACTGATACCTTCTACACTAAATTACCCCAGTCTTCTAACTTTGCTGGAGTTAGAAGTGAATGTGAAGCCTTCATTACTAATCTTCACAAGTATAGGTACTTGTTTGAATTATGTAGAAAGGGTACAATGGATTAAGATAGCCTCATAGTCCAATGGTCAAGAGACAGTAGATTTAAGCTCTACCCAGTGAGGGTTCGACTCCCTCTGGGGCTACTATGCTTCTTTGATATAAAGGTTATTATGCTTCACTTGTAATGAAGTTATATAGGTTCGATTCCTATAAGAAGCTCAGCAAGTTACTAAAAGCTGCCATTCATACAGTGAGAGAGTAACATCCTGTGCTACTATGAATACCTTATGGTGTAGATGATAGGAGGTTCCAGCTAAGCTGAGACTGGTAAAAGTTAGAGTACCAATAGCAAATCTCTAACAAACGCAGGTATAGTATAAAGGTTAGTACAATAGACTTCCAATCTTTTGGTGAGAGTTCGATTCTCTCTATCTGCTCTTGCAAGTTGGTGAAAATAGAAATCACATTAGGCTCATAACCTAAAGTTCCTGTGCAAGTCAGGGCTTGCCCCCAATTAAACTAAGAAATATGAAAGAGGAGAAGACATTAATCACTTGTATTATAGGCTCTACAGTTAGAGGAGTAATCAAGCAAGCTCAAGAGCTTAAAATTAGAAGAGAAGATATAGTAAGTATGTTTCCTTTAGGAGGGCAGATTTACTTAGTATTTTATGAGTAAAAACAACTGGTATTATGGAAGAGAAGAAGACAAAAGAACCTCAGTACAATGAACCTAAGATAATGTTACAGCTTGCTGTTTATAGTGCTGTTGGTAAATATAAAAGTATTAGAAGGGCTATTAGAAAAGGTCATGTAACATCTTGGGGAGAGGAAGTCCCAAAGAGACCTTTCAATAATAGAAAGAGGACCCTTGGTAGGGAGTTACAGATTACTAAAGAGAAAATTTATGGAGAACTTAAGTATAGAAACCAAGCCAGTTGAGCTTGAGACTCCCAAGGAAGAATATAATAATATACCTGTTGTATATTGTAAGCATTGTCTATCATTAGCAATAAGAAACTCAGATGGCATAGATTACTGTGACAAATGTGGTGGAACTGAAACTGGTGAGGCACACATACATGAATGGGAGAAAATGTATGCACAGAAGTATGGAGGAAATTATGTAAACAGATAATAAAGATGGAAGAGAAGAATAACATGAAAGTTGTAAAGGGAGGCAAAGACACTCCAGAAGTGAGAAAGCTAAGTTATGAAGAACTGGAGAATACTGCACATCAGTTGTCTGAACAAAGTAGACAGTTATATATGCAGAATCAGAAGTTGAATCAGGCTTTACAGGAGTCTAATCTTGCTAACTTCTATGAAAGATTGAAGTGGCTATGGACAGTAATTACTTCTACTACACCTTATATCTCAGAAGAGTTCAAGCATAAGTGTGGTGCAGAATTTGAAGTACTAATGACTCAGCCTGAACAGGAACCTGAGGAAGAAGTAAAGGAAGGAGAATAAATTATGGCTAAGCAAGTGGATTCAATAGTTAGGATTCCTTGCAAGGTAGATGGTAAGTTCTTTAATTATTGGTTCCAATTTTTAAGACCTTTTCATAACTTGACTGAGAGAGAAATGGATGTCATTACTTCTTTTGTGAGGCAAAGATATGAACTCAGCAAGGTCATTAAAGATAATGAGATACTTGATAAGGTTACTATGAGTGAAGATACTAAAAAGAAAGTAAGGGAAGAGTGTGATATATCTCTTCCTCACTTTCAGGTCATCATGGGCAAGTTAAGAAAGAATAAGGTCATCATTGATGGGAAAATAAACCCAAGATACATTCCATCAGTAGATGAAGAGAATGGTTCATTCAAGATGATGTTATTATTTGATTTCTCATGATATACTCAGAAGCAATAAAACAGGTATCCATAGAACTTGGATTACCACCACAAGTGGTGAAGGAAGCCTATAAGTCCTTTTGGACTTTTATTAGAAATAACATCAAAGCCTTGCCTCTAAAGGAAGACCTAAGCAAAGAGGAGTTTGATAAGTTGAGAACCAATTTCAATGTCCCATCATTAGGTAAATTATCCTGTACCTATGATAGGTTTATAGGAATCAAGAAAAGATTAAAATATTTAAATAAGCTAAAAGATGATTACAACAATAAAGAAGGTGAAGCCCATGTTCAATAACATGGTAGTCACTTTAAATAAATATCCTGCTGACCTAAAGACTACTGGTGGTATTATAGATAGTACCAGAGCTGGTTCAGTAAAAGAATATCAGACAGTAGTAGCTGTTGGACCAATGGTGAGGGGTATTGAAGTAGGAGATATAGTATATATCAATCCAAAAAGATATGCAGTAATGCAACATAAACCCGGCTCATTGCAAGATGGTGTTATTAAAGATAATCCTGTAGTAGGATATAAGTTTGACATCATAGAGATTGATGGAGTTGAACACATGATGATTCAAGATGGAGATGTAAAATTTGTAGCAGAGATTGAGGAATTTGAAGAAAATCCTACTATTGTTACAGGACCACAACTTATAGTATAAATATAAGCCTGAGCCTATCAAAGGCTTGGGCTTTTTTAGTTTTAAGCAGTATGAGATTATTTAAAAGAGATGGCTATAATCTGATTATATCTGATGAAGCCTATGCTTTAAAGGCATTCAGACAGATATGGAATAGAGATAAATCTCTCTCAAAGGAGAGAGCTATTACAGAGCTTGGATATTGTTACTTTATGGAGGACTCCAGAAGTGATTACAAGTATATAATAGATGAGCAGGAGAGGAAAGAAGCTATTAAGCAGGGTGAAGGTATGAAAGGTAACTGGGAACCTGATACTACTGTGAAAGAAGCTCAAGCACTATATGCAAGTTTTAAGACCACTTCTGAGCTATTACTTGATGATACAAGAATGCTTGTTGATAAGTATAGAATGAAGTTAAGGAGTATGGACTTAACTGAACTTGATATAAAAGAGACTAAGGAATTAGGTGCTATTATTAAACTTATACCATCAATGGTTAAGGACTTAGATGAAGCTGAAAGAGCTATTGCTAAGGAATTATCACAGAATGATAAGGTAAGAGGAGCACAGGAAAAAGCAATATATGAGGACTTATAGTTATGGAAATAAATGATATAGTAGAAGGACTTAATGTATATTATGAAGGCTTTCCTAATAGAAGAAAGGGATACTTTGTATTACATAAAATAGTGGATACTAACCCTGTAGTTAAGTCACAGAAGACTTATAGAATGCAAGTTTGGTTTGTAAGTAAGAGTGAAAAGATACCTGCATTTGGTACTCAGTACTCTAATAGAATTGTTACTGATGCAGAAGAAACTAAAGCTCTTTCCCTCCTAACCACTTCTATTACTAAATCTCTTCTGGAGTATATTAATAAGCAAGATTTTAAGGAGTTATGCAATATTTAGAAATGAACAAGTATCAGACTGAGCTTACTGAGGAACTAATGAATACCCTTCCTCAGGAGGTTCAGGAACAGTTACTTGAGACTCTTACTACAGTAGAGTTTGTCAAGAGACTTATATCCCCCAACAGACCTTATGCAAGGGACTTACCAAGAGATGAAAAGGGTAGGATTATAGTAGATATTACTAATCCACACATTATTGAGAATGCTGATTATTTCAGACAACCAGCTCTGCATTTCTTGAAATATGGGTGCTATACATTCTTAAAACCTAACAGTAACCCTAACTCTGAGTTCAGAAGACACTGGGATGAAGAAAAGAGAAGATGCTATGAAGGTTATGTAAGAGAATCAGATGGAGAATGGGTTACAGGCTTTAACTATTGGTTTATGAATTACTGTCCTATGATGGTTAATAAGCTGATAGAAGGAAGAAAGAAGGCTATCAGAACTGAGGCTTTTCCTTTCTTCTTTGAGGGTATATACTGGAGATTCCATTACCTATGGCAAGCAAGAGAAGGTGGTAAACATGCTACTGAATTAGCAAAGAGAGGTTGTGCTAAGTCTTATAGCTTAGCAGCAATTATGAGCCATAATCTTATACTTGGAGAGAGTGAGGAATCCAATAGGAGGGTTATTACAGTACTTACAGCTTATCAGAAGGAATATCTGAAAGATGATAAGGATGGTACTCTATCTAAGTTCAAGCCTTCAATTAACTTTAGCTTTGCTAATACTCCTTTCCCACATCTTATGTTAAAGAACTCTCCTAATGAGATGTCTTGGCAAATGGGTTATAAGGATGAATATGGTGTAGAGAAAGGTTCTCTGAATCAAGTACTTGCTGTATCTGCAAAGGATGATAGTGAGAAGTTGAGAGGTAAGAGAGGTTGGATTTTATTTGAGGAAATGGGTTCTTTCAAAGGATTGCTTTCTCTTTATGATATTACCAGAAAGTCTGTAGAGGATGGTGACTATACCTTTGCTACTATGTACCTTGTAGGTACTGCTGCTGAGAGTGAGTCTGACTTTAGTTCAGCTAAGACTTTACTTTATAATCCAGATGGTTATAATATATTGTCTATAGATAATGTATTTGACAGACCAAAGCAAGGTAAACCTAAGTTTGGTTTCTTCTTTCCCTCATATATTAATAGGGCAGGATGTTATAATAAGGATGGTGTATCAGATGTGGTTAAGGCTTTAATTGAGATTCTTATTGCAAGATATAAGGCTAAATATAGTGCTGACCCCAAATCAGTATTAAGAGTAATTGCTGAGGACCCTATCACACCAGCAGAAGCTATTATTAAAGTTAAGGCAGCATACTTTCCTATTACTGCTCTTACAGAAAGATTAAGTCAATTAGACCAAGATATACATGCTTATGATGATGTGTATGTAGGTAAATTGGTACAGAATAGTAATGGAGTAGAATTTACCCCAACCAGTGATACACCTATCAGGAAGTTTGGAGTAGGGAATGATACTCCGGGTGCTGTGGAAATCTTTGAAATGCCAGAGAAAGATAGAAATGGAAAGGTTCCCCACATAAGATATATTATTGGTCATGACCCTGTAGATAATGACCAAGCTGAATCTTCCTCTCTCTCTTCTACCTTTGTTCTTGACTTATGGACTGATAAGATTGTAGCTGAGTACACTGGTAGGCAATCATTTGCAGATGATAACTTTGAGATAGTAAGATTACTGTGTTTGTTCTATAATGCAAAATGTCTGTATGAATCAAATAAGAAGGGTATATTTGCTTACTTTAGTAAGATGAATTGTACTCACTTACTGGCTGATACTCCAGAGTTCTTAAGAGACAAACAGTTGATTAAGTATAGTTCATTTGGTTCTAATGCTAAGGGTGTTAATGCCTCAGCAGCTATTAATGCTTATGCTAATAATCTTATAAGAGACTGGCTGATGAAGCCTGTAACTATTATACAGAATGTTGATGGAGAGGATGTAGAAGTAACAGTTTATAACCTTAACTTCTTAAGAAACAGAGCATTAATTGAAGAGTTAATTGCATTTAACCCAGAGATAAATGTGGATAGAATTAGGGCATTAGGTATGGTTATGTTATATAGAGAGGAGAAGATGGTCCTATATCAAGGAAACCCTTCAAGAGACTCAAAAGAAGCACCAAAGGATTATTTAGGGAATGATAAGTTCTTTACTGAGAATTACAGGGTAGTACAAGCCCCTTTCCAGAAACCCAGTAAATTTAGTACAGAAGATGCAATTAGATAAACAAATCACTTATGTGCTTGACTAAATGGACTTTTTTACTTACTTTTGTCACAAAATTAAATGATGGAAGACTATGGCAGATTTTTTAAACTTTCCCAGACAGATGCTTCCTTTCTCTAAGAAGACTAAGCAATGGAGAAAGGATTGTCTGTTGTGGGCTAATCAGAAGACATTCTTCAATTATAGCTTGGTTAGGAAGTCAGTAATCCATAAAAAGATAAACTATGACTTGCTTAATGGCAGGCTACACATGTCAGACTTAGAACTGGTACTTAATCCAGATGGTATAAAGGCAGCTTACATCCCTGATAGGTTACAACATTATCCTATCATGAATAGTAAGTTGAATGTACTTAGAGGTGAGGAAAGTAAGAGAGTATTTGATTTTAAGGTTGTAGTAACTAACCCAAATGCTATCTCAGAAATAGAGGATAATAAGAAGAATGAGCTATTACAAAGGCTTCAAGAAATGATAACTGACACCTCAATATCTGAGGATGAATACAATATCAAACTTGAGAAACTAAATGACTATTATACCTATGAATGGCAGGATATAAGAGAGGTAAGAGCAAATGAATTGCTTAACCATTATATCAAGGAATATGATATTCCTCTTATATTCAATAATGGTTTCATGGATGCAATGACATGTGGTGAGGAAATCTATCAATGTGATATTGTAGGTGGAGAACCAGTCATTGAGAGAGTGAACCCATTAAAGATTAGGATATTCAAGTCTGGGTACAGTAATAAGGTGGAAGATGCTGACATGATAATCCTTGAGGATTATTGGTCTCCAGGTAGAGTAATAGATACATATTATGATGTATTATCTCCAAAGGACATAAAGTATATTGAAACTATGCCTGATTACATAGGTCAGGGAGCTGTTGACCAGATGGATAATATTGATGAAAGATATGGATTTGTTAATCAGAATATGATTGGTGATGAAATAACTGTCAGAGATGGAACCTATTTCTTTGACCCAGCTAATCTATTTACAGAAGGTATTGCAAATTCACTCCTTCCTTATGACTTGGCAGGTAATCTTAGAGTGCTGAGATTATACTGGAAATCAAAGAGGAAGATACTTAAGGTTAAATCTTATGACCCTGAAACTGGTGAGGAAGAATGGAACTTCTACCCTGAGAATTATGTAGTAAATAAGGAAGCAGGAGAAGAAGTACAATCATTCTGGGTTAATGAAGCATGGGAAGGAACCATGATTGGCAATGAAATATTTGTCAATATGAGACCAAGATTGATTCAATATAACAGGTTGAATAATCCTTCAAGATGTCACTTTGGTATTGTAGGTTCAATCT